TTGAACATGTTTTTCAGCTCGGTCTGGCCGACCAGGATGATGCCGAGCAGCTTTTTGTAGCCGTCCTCCAGCTCGTAAAATCTCTTGAGGTATTTGAGGGTCTGCGTGCTGAGGTCGTGGGCCTCTTCAATGATCAGGCAGGCCTGGTACCCGGCGCGGCTGCGGTCCTGCAGCAGCTTTTGCACCTGGCGGGTTTTCTGCTCCAGCCGGATCTTGGGTTTTTCCTCGGACAGGTCCATGACGATAGCGTCGCAGATGGAACCGGCGTTGATACGGGTTTTGTCGATGATCTGGGGAAAGATGACCTGGACGTTGGAGTCTTTTTTCAACTGTTCCATGACCTCTTTGCGCATGGTGGTCTTTCCACTACCGACTTCGCCGATGACGGCCAGGAACCCGCCATGCTTTGCGGTATCCATCATGGCGGCCTCGATGTAGCGGTGTTCGTCGGATTTGAAGATGTCGGCGGATTTTTCAACGTCGGAAATAAATGGATTACGGAACATCTTGAAGTGCCGCAGGGTGTCTTGATTGAGCATTTCAGTCTCCTTGCAAATGATTAAATTGGGATCGCCCGGCGCCAGGGCCGGATTTCCATGGTTTCTGGTGTTGACGCCTCGTTTATGCGATTCCGCGGAGGAATGCTTGCGCAGCTCCTGACCAAGCGGCTGCCAGATGTCCGCCAGTCCCAGGCCATGATTGCCCAGCCAGATTTCTGTTTTCTGTGCCTGGTCGGGTGAGCGGAGAAAGCTTTCGATGTCACTGCGCAAGCGGGGAAATTCCGTGGGGAGATATCCCCGGTTGATGGCCAGGTTGATGGTGGCGCGTGACACTCCCAGGGCGGTGGCCAGTGCCCCCTGTGATACGTCGGTATCCAGCATCAGGTTTTTGATGATCAGCGGTACAAATTCGGTGTTGTAGACTTGAGCGAGTGCCATGTGAACCTCCATTACAGTTAAGCTCCTCCCCTTAGATAAGGGGAGGCGGGGGAGGGGTTATCCCCTACCGGTTGACGACCAGTGACAGGCCCTTTACCGGCGCCGATGCCGGGCCTGCGGTGTACTGCTGTATGACTGCATCCAGATCGGCGGCGGATATGGTGTCGCCATATTCGGCCCGCAGGGACTGGTTAAGATCGGTGGTGACCTGGACGCCTTCGGCACGCAGGCGGCGGAAGAGGTCGAGGATCGGGTGCATGACCGGGGCGGTGGGTCGGGATACTTCCATGATGGTGCCGCGTTTGGGCATGGTGGCCAGGTTGGCGACTTTGTCGGCAAAGCCCTCGAAGGCATTGAGTCCGGCGAAGGGCAGGGCGTCTTTGCGCGGCGTGCGGGTGCCGGTGGCCAGTTCATCCAGGCGTTTCTTGGCTTTCTGGGTGGCGGTTTCGGGCTGGGCCTTGTATTCCATGCCGATGACGGCGGCGGTGGCGTTGAATCCGCCCAGCTCCAGCGGAAGGATTTCTATGGCACGGGCCTCGAAGAGCTGGTTGTTGTAACTGATGGTGAGGATGCCTTCCTTGTATTTCCAGATGTTCTTGATGACTTTGACCTTGGTGCCGTGCGGGATATTGGCGTGCTTGAGGTTGTATTCCTTACCTTCAAAACTGATGCGGTGATTGGCGATGGTGCGATCTTCCTCGGGTTTGTTCATCAGATCCTGCAGCAGGCTGCGCTCGGGCAGTTCGCGCAGTTGTTCCTGTTTGATCATCAGCCAGCAGGCCAGGCGGGTCATGTGGGTACGGCTGTGCTCGCGGGTGGCGTTCATCCAGATACAGAAGCCACGGGTCTTGCGATTGAGGTCTTCAATGCTGGTGGCCGGATCGATACGCAGACGGGTTTCGAACCATTCTTCCCAGATGTTGTGGGTGACTTCGACGCTGCCCTGGCGGCGGGAGTTTCCGGGGGTTCCGGCGATGATGTCGATGTTCAAACCATCCCACAGGCCAACGCCCAGGGCTTTGGCCTTGGCGCGGCAGCCGCCGTCCATCAGCATTCCGAAGGGGACGCCACGAAAGGGGAAGTTGCTTTCGGCCTTGGCTTCCCAGGCGCGGCAGATGAAGTCGAACAGGTTTTCGGCGGTTTCTCCGGCGGCCAGATAGTAGTGGACGAACATGAAGCCGCTGAAGTGATCGGTGAGGATGTAACGCTGCAGCGGGACTTTGACCTTTTTGAAGTTCTCGAATTTGTTTTTGTAGAATTCATCTTCGCGCATGATCCGCATGCCGCCATCATCCAGGTAGTATTGAATACAGGTGGAGACGTCGACCAGGTGGACATGGTTGGGATGCAGGCTGCGCATGTCGGTATGCGGGGTGGGCGCATTGAGCTGTTTTTTGTTCATCTCTCGCTCGCGCAGCTGGCGCCGTACGGTGGAGAGGCTGACTTCTCCGCGCAGCATGATGCCGTTGTCGATGGCGAATTCCATGGCGTTCTCGATCGGCATGAAGGCGCCCTTGTTTTCACGGCCGCATTTGTAGAGTGTGGCGGCGATGAATTCGAGCTGATCTTCGGCCAGGATGCCGATGCCCTTGTCGGCCCGCTGTTTACGGCCGGAACTGAAGCCGTGTTCTTTTGCTATCCGGTACATTGTCGCCTCGCTGCCGCCATACATCGCCTGATATTCGGCTATGACCGCCTTGCGGTCCGCCGGTTTCGATTCCCTCAACTTTAACGACATTTCACGTTGCCATATCATGGTGGTTCCGCCTTTTACGGGGATTTACGGTGTTACGTCGATTGCCTGCCCTTTTTCCCAGGCCTCGAATTCGGCCATTACTTCGGGGTTCATGTCCGGGCTGCCGTAGTTCATGACGGCGGTGTCATAGGCGGCCAGGATCTCCATCTTCATGCAGTGCAGGGTGGATATCAGCGCGGCACGCATGCGCGGGGTAATTTCGCCGGCACGCTCCATGACAAAGTCGGGATCCATGCTGAGCATGTAGCCGTCAAAGGAGGTTTTCTTGTTGGACATGAGTTGTAAAAAGGCGTCTTCATCAGGCGTCAGACCCTTGGCGGCAGCCTGTTTTTCGTATTTGAGCAGGTCTTTTTCCTGCTTATTGAGCAGGTCCTGTTTGCTCTTGAGCACTTTGTCCTTGGCGGAGACCTGGGCCTCGGCTTCTCCGACCTTCTCGCGGGAAGTTGCAATAATCTCTTCGATCACATCCTTGATCTCTTCACGTGAGGCCGATTCGATGTTTATGACCTTGCCTTCGCGGATCTCCAGGCGGCTTTCTTCGGGGAGAGAGGCATAGCTGAGAAGGTCTCGGCGGGTGAAACCTACCTGTCCAAGCAGTTGGACTTCTTCGGCGGTCAGAGTGCGAGCAAGCTTAAGATTATTAAAGGCTGTCGACCTACCGAGACCCAGCTTTTCAAGATAGTCGTCAATGCTGGTAACCCCCGGTATTTTCAAGTAATCCTTGCTTTCTATGACCTGGGCGAGTTGTTTGTATTCAAGAAATTCTGAGAGTAATTTAATAGACCCGAAAGCCTGCGCACGGCCGGAAATCAGTCCAACATTGTGGACTGCAAACATGTTGTCGCGCATGGTTGCCAGTTTGTTTTCTGCATCGGCCTGCGCCACCTGGTAAATCTCTTTTGATGCTTCTGCTTCTACGTCGTGGGCTTTCTTTATGGCCATGGTTATTCCCCTCCGATCAGTCTGATGTTTTCGTTCACGCGATGACGGTCACATTCCAGGCTGGCCCTGATCCGTGCCCAGAAAATGCCGATCTTCATGCCCAACCGCCACCCACCTCCGATCTCCTGGACAAATCCTGCATCCTCCAGGGTCATAAGCTGGCACATGACGGTGCCGACTGGCAGTTGTGCCCTAACAGCCACTTCATTGCCGGTGATCGGCTCTTTTGCATCGGCTACGATGGCGATGATTTCGCAGGCCTTTTGTACTGCTGCTATGCGGGTGTAAGAGTTCTTTGCCACGTAATACCTCCCTTATTTGATTCCGCATTGGCTGCGGACAACCTGTATTTCCATCTCCAGTTTGCGGCGCTGTTCTTCCAGCCTGGCCAGCTTGAGGAACTTCATATCCCCGGCGGTGACGATCTCGGCCTTGAGGGGCTCGACCAGGTAGCTGAGGGGTTCCATGCAGCGGGTGACATAGCAGAACGGGGTGAGCATGACGGCACGCATGCCGTTGTGCGGATCGCTGGCGGCATACTTATCAAGCATCTCTTTGCTGACCGTGGTGGCCATCAGCCTCGACATCTCGGAGGCAATTTGATAACGATCTTTTCCGCTGGCATGCATGGCCCGTGAAAGGCACTGCCGGTGCCCCAGGTCAATGTCCAGGGCGCCCTCTTCCATGCCCGCATCAAACAGATCCGGCTGCATTGACTCCCCCAGGGTTACATTCAAGTTACGTTGAGACATGACGACCTTCCTTTTTCTGGTATATTCAAATCAGGTTTGATACATTCCGATTTTCCGGAGGTGCTGTATGGATAAGAATCAGTTTGAAAGCATGAAAGCTCTCTTGACGGTCAATGCTCAATACTTGGCGGTTATCTCCGCCCAAGGGCAACTACAGCGGCCGTTAACTGACGAAGAGTACGATCAGTGCTCCGCTGACGTGCGGCTGATCGCTGATTTGCTTGAGAGCAACCTTGAAGCTGGTGTGATGCCACCTGATACTTGGCGGCCTCCATTCTGGAGGCGTTGAGCCGGTTTGCTTCAGTAACCTGCTCCCTGGCCATGCTACCAGCGGATGTCATACTGTCTGCTTTGCCAGTGCGGTATAGCCATGCTGCCAGATATTGGATATGTTTCTCTGTTAGTACGTTCATGCTGCCCTCCTTTTTGAGTCGGAAATATTAAAGGCGTCAAGTTCTCGGGCCGGAAGTAATTCGATTGTGGTTTCAGGGCCGGTCTGGATCATAATTCCTGTTTTTGTGGCAGAGACCATTACCAACCGGCCACAATTAAGATTGGCTGGGCACTGATATGTACGGCCTTTGAATCTGATCCGGCTTTGGGGATCGATAATGCGGTGCTCCCAATTAGGTGTGTTCATGCTGCCTCCCGGTGGTTCGGAGTTTCGGGCCAGAGATCACAGACCCGGTACCCCAACAGCTTGGCGATCAGCGGGCGGATTTTATATCCGGTGCGCTGATCGTTGATGATGTAGCCGACGTAAACCGGGGAAAGCTGCATTGCATTGGCCAGGTCTTCGTAGGTTTTACCGGCCGCAATCAGCAACGCCTGGCGGATTCTGGGGCGTTCGGATTTAGGGACTGATGCCAGGCCATCAGGCGGTAAATTGAGTACATGTCGCATGTGACGCTCCTTTTTTTTAATCAAAACTGTTTGTTTTGTAATCGTGAGTAGAAATCTCGTTACCGCTGACCACAAAATAAGAGATATCTACATTACAGTCAAGAAAATTCTTTATCGAATGTGAGAAATTTATGGACACGAAATCCAGGTTGAAGTTTGCACGGGAAAAACTTGCGCTAAATCAAGCAGAATTCGGGATTCCACTAGGATTGAGCCAGGCAAACGTGAGGGATCTGGAGTCTGGAAAGGTAAAATTTTCTACATTGCACGCTCTGGCGATA